ATTTCTTTTTATTGTAATTGCATCAAAAGCTCCTTCACATAATATAATTGGTTCATTCCAATTAATTAACATTTCAAAACCAATTATATCTTTTGATGTTTGTGGATTCTTATGTTTATGTGGATCACTTTTATAATAAGCCCTAGAAACAAAATAATTTAATTGACCATTTATATCATAGCTAGGAATAATAATTTTTCCGGAATATTGCCCAGCATCAGCATATCCAATTCTATATCTAATAATATCAAAAATATTAATACCTCTAGTTTTTAAATAGTGTATTGCATTTCTATAATCTGGAGTTTTCTTTTCAATCCATAATGGTTGATATTCATTCGGAAGTTGTAATGAATATTCAACTTTTGTTTCTGAGGTATCTCTATATTTTGAAACTTCGATTATTCTATTAAGTTTATCAAATTTTTCTTTTGGTAAATTTAATTGTTTAAATAATGATCTAATCGTTCTACCTTTTTTATCAGATATCCAACAATGCCATACATTTTGTCCTTCATTAGTAGTATTTAAATCAATTTCTAATTTAGGTTTATAATGTGAAGTAAACGGAGAGAAAAAAGCAATATTTGTCCCAGACGTTTGTTTACCTTTACCTAGAACAGATTCTAGCAATTGAAGTAGTTTAAGATTCTTCATATAATATATTATAATAAAATTTACTGAAAGATCAAAAGGATTGGTATTATATAATATAGGTTAGACACAATAAATCGGTCTAACGAATCATCATTTAATAATATACATTATATTAAACGATTTCATCTTTTTATTAACTTACATTAAAAAAATAATGAATATTTTTCAAAGATCCAATCATAATGCAAAAAATTTTGTTGTAACTGGTGTTTCTCCTTCTTTACAACATTCATCTAACCATTCTTTTGGCATTTCTTTTTTTGCTACATATTCAATTCCTATCTTTTTTGCATACATTTCATATGTAGTTTTTGAACCTTTTGAGATTTTTTGATTTGGATTTTGAAATATAATTCTCAAATCAATATTTGGATGAGATGCTAAAATATGTTTCATTTTTTGTCTGTCAGTGCTTGTCCATCTTCCTTTGGTTTCAATATACATTGTGTTACCATTCTTTTTTGTAAAAATAAAATCAGGTGTATACTTTGAATTTTTTTGAGGAACAATATATTGTAATGTTTCTGTTTCATATTTTACTGGATATTTTGATTCTTTAATTTGATCTGCTACTTTTAATTCTAATCCAGATCTATATCCATATTTATATGCTGCTTGGCGTTGTTTATTATTAGAGTGCCAATGATTTTTCATAACTTTCCTTTACCAGTCTATCATAACTAAATTACCATTCCATAACATGATATTTTCAGGTCTAAAATCTAATGATAATTCTAAGTCTCCGATGCCGGTTTTTTTAACTTGTTGTTCTAATGCTCTTAAAAATGTAATAATTCTTGGAGAATAATTTCTTGAAGCTTCTGTATTTAAAAAATTAAATATACTTGTTTCTAATCCTTGACTTCGAGCATATTCTTTATAATCATTATAATAACGTTTCAATTCAGATTTTAAATTATCTGTTAAATTTGAAGCTCGGCTCATTATATACATATTTTTTTGAGAGTCTGAATAATGTACAGGAATAAATGCGTCAAATTCATTTGGTCTTCCTACAATAACATCAGCTACAGCTGTTTCTTCTGGTTCTGTTGTTATTTTAAATAATAAATCTTCACCATTAATAGAATACACTTTTCCGTTATCACCTTGAGCTAAAAATGATAATTCTTTATTTCTTATTTTAGATAATAATCTATCAGCTTCTTCTTCTGATATTTCGTTTAATATATTCTTTAATTTAATCATTTACAAATTTACTTTTGGTTTATCTAAATCTATTTTCAAAGAAAAATTTAAATCAATATCATTTCTATTTTTTATAGGAGATCCTGTTTTTCCAATCATTAATAATTGTCCTTTGTCATTATATAAACCAATTGTAGTTATATAAGGATTAAATGCACTCCCAGTTGCAAACGATTTCATATTAACGTTATCATCTAACAATGTAGTGGGATTCAATGTTGCGTTAAAATCTCCTGAATCAATTGTTAAAAATACAGAATGTTCAAATCGTCTAACAGTACTTTTATATGTTAATGTATAATCAGAATTAATTAAATCTTTATAAAGATAATTTGGACTAGAAATAATAAAAAATCCAGATTTATCAAAAACATTACCAACACGATTTGTTTGTAATATTTGTTTTGCATTTTCTGATCTATTACCTAATGAATTAATTTGATTTTGTGATAATGATTTATTATATATTCGTATTTCATCTAAATATGAATTTAAATAATTTGATCCAATTAAATCGTTTTGATAACCACCAATTGATAAATTATCATTATTATTAATATAAATAGATGATGTTGTTAGACTATCAATAGGAGTAGTAATAAAATCAAAACTTCCGGAATTATTTTTTATAGTATCAATAAATAATTCTAATGAACTTCCACTTTTTTGACATACAACATGATTCCATGTGCTAGTATTTAATCCAGATGATGTAATTTCAGCAATTAAATTTTCTGATCCTTGTGTGGTAAATTTCAAATTACCAGACCCAGATAATTCTATTTTAAATGGGTATTGCTGATTTGATATTGTATTAGTTTTTCCAATAATTAATTGTCCAGAGCCAAATTCAGATGCATTTGGTTTTATATAAAATGATATAGCATAATTATGATCTTTATCATAATATCCATTCAATTCTGTTTCAATAAAACTAGAACCAGTAAATAATGCAGAAAGTCCAATTGGTAACTGTTGTCCATTACTAGTAGTTACACCTGTATTAAATGTTAAATTATTATATAATGTGTACGGAATTCTTGTTAAATCAAAATATTCATTAAATCCCTCATAAAATGTTTCTTGTAAAGGAAATGATCTAGTATTAATATTTGTATCAAATATATTTCCATATCTATCAGAATTCAACGTTAATCCTGAACTAGAAACATATGTAAATGAATCTGGTTTAATTCCTTCTCCAAATTTAATTTGCGGTATACTAAAAACAGACGCACTTTGATATAAAAATTTTGAAGTTTTATTTAAATCAGTAGGACCAAAAGTTTTTGTAGGTTCATTTTTATATTTGTAAAATAAATGATTAATTGAATAATATGTTTGAAATTGATATGTGCCATTTGAATTTAATGGAGCAGTAAATATAGCACTAGCAGAAACATTAGGCAATGTTCTTTGATAAATTCCTAATAATGGTATAAAATTATTTGATTCAGCACTAGCTGATGTAAAAGAAAAAGTTTTATTTGCTTCAAATTCATTTACTTTATAATTAACAGGATCTATTTTTTTAAATACTGTTGGTGGAGCGCCATAATATGTTGTTATATCTGAAGTTTGATTCGCCATACTAGTAAAAACCCGTTATATCTTTAATATAAATATAACGGGCTTAAATTCAATGATATTATTAAAAATCTAATTTAACACGTATTAACGCTTCTCTTGAAAATGATTTTAATAATGGTTTACTTAATTTAGCTACTGCTAATAATTCGTTACTATCATTATATAACCCAACTGTTGTAACATATGATTTAGGATTACCAACAAAAGAAGAATTTTTAAAATCTCCAACTGACCCAGTTACATATGAAGGATTATTTGAAAAATTAAAACTACCATTTTTAACTCTTACAAAATAATGTGTACTTGTAATTTCCTGCTCATTTCTAGCTTCGAATCCTACATTGCCACCTGCAGCTGCAGCTGATCCAGATATAGAATTAAATAATAAATAATGATTATTACCTTCAGATAATGCTGCATTAGAAGCAGTTAAATTAGTTGAAAATCCCAATTGTTGATCTAACATTTTTCCATCTAATATCATTACTCCATGAGATGGATAAAATAATCCATAATAAACAGGATTTGTTGTGTTATGTACTCCATTATCAATACTACCAGATACAATATTATATACAACACCAGATTCAGTTGTTGTTCCTCCAGGAACTATTGAAGAGTCATCTATTAATGTAATTCTATTAGATCCTACAGTTACACTTCCTGTTGCATTTTGAGTATGTGTTGTTATATTTTGTAAAGGAATTTCCCAGTTACCAAAATCAATTGATTCTTTTTGTCTTGCTCTTTCAATATTAATAGCATAAATATAATCAGTACTACCAGATCCCGCTGTTACAAATCTAGATGCATCTTTATTTAATAATAATTGTTTATATTGTGCATAAATTGCTTTTGAAGCTGGACTTTCTTGTGTGCCTAATTTTGAAGAACCATTTCCATCTACATGTCCAAATGCCACTGCAAATTGTACTGCTCTAGTTTCATCCGATGTTGCTGCGTCAAATACGTCTACATAATGTCTTTTTTGTGATACTGTTTGTACATTTGAAGCAAAAAATGTAGTTAATGTTCCAATACCTCCACTCCATAATCCTGCAGTTACTGTCTCTTTTTGTTGTGAAACAACATCTTCAGCAACATTAAATCTAGAATATGTTTCTCCAGATGTGCTAACCGTAGGTAAAGTGCCATCTTGTTTTTGATTTGGTAATTGTTTTAATTTATTTATTATTTTCATTTTATTAATTCCAATTTAAGCTTAAAAAGTAGGAGCACTACTTGCTATAGTCTCATTACTTGCTACTGTTTGTTTCTTAACAGTTACATTTACAGTTGTACTACCACCTGTTTCATTTGCAATAATATTTACAGTTGTGGTTTTATCTTCTAAAAGATTTTTAGCTGTAATTTGAAATGCAAATCCTGCTACCGCAATACTTTGTGCATCTGCATTATTACCAATTGCAGTTGGGGTAGTTGGCAACGTTCCTGGATTAGCCAATGGTTGAACAACACTAATATCAGCAATTGTACTATCTGCTAGTATTGCTGTATATCCAAATGTAGAATTACCAGACGCAAAATTACTTGTATTTGGCGTTATAACTGCAGTGTCTCCGGCAGCTTGTAATGTAATTGATGGATTTGCAACAGTTATAACAGGAATTCTTGTTATTTGTTTTGGTAATGTAACTAATTTATATTTTAATGCTTGAGTTTCATCAGGAACTGCTTCTACTAACGGCATGTTTTCTATTAATATTCCATAATAACTTGATCCTAATGGATGATTAATATTCCATAGTCCATAATCTACTTCATCATCTCCTAATGCAAACTGTGTGATATTGAAATCAGAACTACCAGCTGCTAATAGCTCTCTTCCTTTTTTGGTTAGAATAGCATCTACTGTAATTGTACTATTATTTAAATATCCCATTGTATATACCTTTTATTTTTAATAAATATTATCTTATAAAATTTTTGTTGTTTTTATTTAAAAAACTCTTCTGGTTCTTCTCCAGATCTTCTTTTTCTTTTTCTAGTTTTACGTTCACGTATTTTTTCTACTTTAAACGAACCTTCACTACTCGGAGTACTAACTGTAATATTATTCGGATTAACTTCAGAAAACTCTACAACTGGTCCTCCGTCAATTGTTTTAAAATTACCAGTAAATCTTGTCGGTTCAATATTAAAATCTTTTCCAATCAATTTAGATCCATTAAATCTTGCATTTTCCATTCCTATAGGACTAAAATCTTGAACTTCGGCAAATGAACCAGTTAAATTAAAATATTGCGTTACCCCAGAACTCACAGCTCCGGAACTTCCATATGTAGAAGATCCATATGTTCCAGATCCATATCCTCCCCCACTACTAGGTGTTGTACTAGAAGATTGAATCATTGTTTTGAATATACTAGAAACTCTTGACCCGGTAATTGTTGGTAATATTGCTTCAGATTCCCAATATGGATTAGATCCTGTAACCCATGATCCACTATATCGATATATTATATTATATGAATATGGTGTTGCTGTATATGAAGTGCTACTAGTTAAATACGCTACATAGTCATTTGCTACAGATCCAGACATAATATTTTGATCTTCTGAATTTACAACTAATTCTGAATCTATAAATTCATATGAAGATGTGATATTTTGTGTTTCCGTTGAAACAATCAAATTAGCATTATATGTTTCATTGCTTCGCTGTAGATATCCTGTTTTTGTAGAGTCTTTACTTCGTTCTAATAATGTAGGTTGTATTAATAATCCAGTTACTTTATTTACACGAGCTGGAAGTAATTGTTCAATTTGACCAAAAAATGATAAATCAAACAAACTAAAAACTCGCAAATATTCATTTATATTACTTTTTTCAGAATATTTTTTCCAATATGTTTCAGAAAATTTCTTTAATGCAGGATATGATTTTGCATCTTGATCTGCAGGATCTCCTATATAATCTTCTAAATTAACAAATCCTAATTGTGCAATTATATCATCATTAATCATTGTCTGAGGAGAATAAAATATTCCTAGTCTAGATGAATCTAATGGTGCTTTATCAAATTGACTTTGTTCAGATCTAGAATCCGGAGATAATCCAGAAATTAAATTATTTGATTCAATTCGTATTTTATTATCATCTAATGTATCATTTCCTACAGAAATTGCATCATAGTAATATGTTTCTTCTTGCGAGTCATATGGTTCTGATGATGACCATCCAGTAAAAGATGCAGATATTGTTGAAGAATTTGGTTCAACTCCTTGTAAACTGGAAGTTAAAGTATGATTAGTTTTATCATTTAACGGAAATCTTGCAACTAATTCTTCATATGCATCAGAATTTGCATCATATGCTCCTGGCGCTTTTGTATGATTTGAAAATGGATTTATATCTAAACTTGAAGTCCATAATCTAAGTTCTTGAAGTTGTCCTTGTAATCTGGTACCAGCATTGCCACCTGGATTTAATCCTAATGATATAGTACCTGTATTTGGCAAACTACCCGTAATAGATGCAGAAACCGTTGTTATAATTTTTCCATATTTAGATCGCTGTGCTAATAGTTCTAATGTGCCATTTGAACCACTTCGAAGTAATGTGTTAATATATTCTCCATCAAAACATTCAATAAAGCCAGACGCAGTTGTATTAATTCTTAATGTTCCAAGTGTACCGCTATTAAAATCAATTGTAACATTATTTCCACCTATTGAATATAAATTCATAGTAGATGGTACCGAAGGATTAGTTAATACATTATCTGTTCGGAATCTTAGTTCTACAGAGCGAATTGGCCTAGTATAATCTACAGTGACTGTGCCGGATGTATTATTAATTAAATCTAATGCATAATTAAATTCATTTGTTTGATAAATAGGAGCTCTTGTTATTCTAGGACCGCCATATTCATTGATAGATATCATAGATTGAGGAATACCATAACATGATAA